CCACCTCGAATTGAATGATGGTTTTAGACATGACGTCCACCCAGCACTCGGCGAAGGCTGCCCGCAGGACAGATGCAGGTCGTGGTCCAGGCATTTGCCCCTGCGTGCCGGGGATCGGCGACAGCAATCCGCCCAGACAGCGCTTCAATCCTCCACCACTCACCGGAACGCAGCCCCGGTTCAACAATTTCTATGACCCGAACCCTCTTCCCAAGGTTGCATGGCAGCACATCGCGGGACATTTCTGCAATGACACCAGGAAGGATACGAGTCTTGATCCAGATGGGCAGCACGTTGCCACTGTATTGGCCGCGCTTGCGTTGCTTGGGCAGGGCCGATCTTTCCTCGGCAAACATGCACACGACATTGGGAGCCAGGTAACGGCGCTCACGCGCTCCGCGATCGGTGACTGCGCTTTTCTCTGAGAACGCCATGGCTCACGCCCTCCCCGTCTCAGCAGTCATCAGGCTCCAGCGGTGCCGGGCATCCCGCCGGGCGCCGGCCGCCAGGTCTCGGTAATGGAAATTGCCCGCCTGCTCGGCTGCACTGTTGATGTCATTCATCGTCCGTTCGGCAATCTCCTCGATCAGAGAGAAGACGTGCGCGAACCCTTCGAGGCTGAGGCACTGGTAAGCCTCTGGCGCCTGCATCGCCAGTTGGGCCAGCCGGGCCAATGCCTCGATTCGGTCGAGGCCGTTCTGTGAGTAGCAATCCATGGACTGGATGAACTCGCCCAATTCCTTGATTCGTGCCTGGGTCATAGCTCAGGCCCTCCCATCGTTGGCAGCCTCACCACGGCCGGCGAAACGAAGGGCATTGATGGCGGCCAGGGCCTGCACTGCCTTGCGGCTGGCGCCGGGCACATTGCTCTCGGGCTGGCGCAAGTAGTGCAGAGCCATGGTCAGGCTGTTGATTGCGCGAGCGTGGATCTGGATGATGTCGGGGGTCTCCGCAAAGTTGCGGAGACGGTCCCGAGGCCCCCGGAGTGGGGTTCTCGGCAATTCGCCGGCGCCCGCCTTGAAAGCAAGGAGGGGGGTCTCCTTGAAATTGAGGACACCCCTCGAATGGGACTCCTTGAAAGTAAGGAGTCCCCGGGCGCGCGCGCTGGCGATCTCCTTCGGGTCAAGGAGATCTGGCACGGGAGCAGCGACGGCCTCCGCAATGATGCGGCGGGGGGTAGAGGGTTGGATCGTGCCCGGAACTGGGCGAGAAATCGGCGCAGCGCAGCGGCTGGCCTCGGTGGATACCGTGGTCATGGGTCAAGCTCCTGTATGAGACTCAAACCCACCGGCAGGCTGTCTAAGGCCGTAGGGTGGGGCTGGGTGTTAGACACATGGATACAGCCATGCCGCCCGCCTTACGGACGGACGCACCCAGCCCCGAACACTGCAACGCGCCAAAGGCGAGCGCGTTGACAAAATACGGAAATGGCAAAGCCCCGTATCGTCGGGGCAGCAAACGCTGTATCACTGAAGGTGTGTCTAGCACCTGGAGAGACTCTATCACGACGTTACCAGTGGGCGCAATAGCTCAGGGGTTCTGTTGAACCCAGCAACGGATAGAGAGACTTTGCACCTCCCAAATCAGCTGATGCCTCCCATGAACTCGACACAACTCGCTGCCTACGAAGAACTGATGGAGGCCTTTCCAATACCTTCAGTTTGTACTCCGCCCAGGCAATGACGCCGAGGGACACGACGCCGTCGAAACCCAATACCTCCACGCACTGCACATTTTTAATGCGTTATGAACGCTGTTACTGCTGCGCCGCCTGGAGCTTGGCTTCGCGCAGATCAATTCGAGCGCGATGGCCATGTTTTTCAAGCATGTGCAAAAGGTTCGAACCACTCAGCAGAACCAATGGCTTCCCGTTGGCAAATGCATATGAGTCCGGGCCGAAGTCAGATGTCGTGACAAGGACACCCTTCGTTGCGCCTTCATTGAGCACTGTTCCATACAGATCGCGCACAGCACTCACACCGACGGTGTTCGTATACCGTTTGGCCTGAATGACGATCTTCCCCCCACGAATCGGATCAGGATCGAAGGCCACCGCATCCACGCCGCCGTCGCGACTTGCCTGAGTGACTTTCACATCACCGCCGCTTGAGGAAAACTCTTTTGAAAAAACCTCACGGATCAAGTGTTCAAAGTCTTCCCAATCCATGGCGGCCAAATTCGTCGCATCACTGAGTGAGTCGACCACGCCGTAGGCGGAGACAAAGCGGCTGTCTTCACGACTCAGCGACATGATTGGCGCCACTGGGGTAAGGCCATGCATCTTCGAACTTCCTACGCCCTTCAAAGCCTTGAAGCAGACCTTAGGTTGCACCTGTGCGAGATTCACAGCCTTGAACTCATCGTGCTGCGCTTGAAGTGACAGGATGCACGACGTTACCTCATGGCCCGTACTGCGATCGATCGAGGTCACGATCCCATTGAAAACGATCGTCTCAAGAGCGCCGATCGAATCGTTCGAGAACAATTCGTTGATCGTCCTCAGGACAACCTGATAAATCGCTTCGTCATACAGCTTTGATGCTGCAGCTTCCGAAATCTGCTGCTCTTCAAACACATCCCGGCTGGCAACATATTTGACCGATTTGACCTTTGGCAGCGCCTCTGGAGCGGGTAACGTGTAATCAAGAACCAGCAGCTTCTTTTCCGCGTCGAATTCAAGCTCCCATTCCTGAGGGAAGTAGTCTGGATAGGACGACCTGGACAGCACCAGCTCAAAGAACTCCGTGATCGCCTCCGGCTGGAACTCGTGATAGGCCTTGTGTTTCCGATCAATGATTTCATTGTGGCGGGCCTGATCTGCTTCGAACGCAGCTCGACGAGCTTCCCATTCTTCTAACGTCTTTGCAAACGCATCGAGCTGTCTTTTGACAATCGCTTCATGCCGCCTGATCGCAGCCTCATTCTGGGAATTGATTTTGTCGCAGTCAAATTGCCACGCAGACCGAGCTTTCTCAAAGGCTGCCGCCACCTCTGCTAGACGCCTCGCCTTCAGGGACGGAATCAGCTTTTGTAGGAGCGTGAACTTTGGATCAAAGGCCCTATCCAGGATCCTGGGCTCGACAGCGATCGGTAGGATTGTTGGCTGAGATGGCAGCGCGGGATGAACTGGACGGGGCTCTGAAAATGGCCTAGTGTCTTTGGCCGAGTCCCAATCTACACGAAGAGGACTGTTCAGACTGGCGGACAACAACCCCTCAAGCGCTGCGAGTTCAGCAGCAGCCTCATCAGTCCTACTGGCAGCCTCTGCCTTATTGTCCTCAATCTGTTGCTTCTCAGTGGCTTTGACGGCGCCGGCTCGTCGCTTGGCCATCTGCTCGCGCCAGGCAGAGTCCCACTGCAACATCTGAAACGCTGCTTTGTGCCTGAGGATCTCAATATCACCGTCACGAATCGCTTTGTGTTTATTGAGTCCGTCATGCCAAATTTCGACGGTGTATCTCGGTATGTTCCGAGCGCTGTAATCAACGGTGATTTCACCCGCACGCGCGGCATTTGATTGGTCTGACATTGAGCCCCCTTCGCCAACTTATTCAAAGGTTCGATCACACTGTGGGTTGATCTTTAGACCAAGTTTAGAACATCCCGAAAATCTGAGAGTGGCTATCGTGGGCGTACCCACGAGCACGATCGATGGCTCCGCCTCGGTGAATGAAATGCAGACCGCAAGGTGGCCAAGACTTCCCCTGCGTCTCTGGCTGACCAGCGATGTGGAGGCGATCCTGCACCCGTCTTCTTTTTGAGTTGCTTCCTGCCACCTGGGCTGTAACCTGCAGCGGGGGAGTATCAGCACCGCGTGGGAAGTTCGGATTTATCGCTCTGAAAAGTTTTGAAACCCAAGCCAAGATTTCATGCCCAATTGCCCGCAAGCCCAATGCTGGCGCGGCTCTCGGCTGATGAGGCAGTTTCGAAACGTGGTGACAGCGTTCGGCGAAATCCGGCCCTCATTTTTCCGAACGGTGCGCCCCCACCAGGGCGCTTCCCAGCGTACCAGGGTGCGTACCCGGACCTGCGTACCGCCGGAGGTCTCGGCAAATAGGACGGAAATCAGGTATCCGCACAGGGCGCCGCCCATCGCCACTGCACGGGGGGGCGAAGGCTAGTCCAGCAAATAGTGATGCGTCCTGCTTCGGCGCTGACGAGCTCAATCAAAAAACCACTGCTAGAATCACCCCGTTTGTGCGCACCTATGAGTGCTGACAAAATTGAGCGCATCAGGGGCAGATCCAAGCCTCTGTTAAGTGCATATGCTATGGCAGTTGACCACGAGATCAACTGAAGCGGTCACGGCTCATGTGACGGGGTACCACCCCAGTGATTCAACTGCGATTCCGCCCGCTCAAGGCCAGTTGACTCCGAAACCGGTTTTGATCCTGCTGCGGTCGCAGCGGGGCATTATTGATTTCTGGAGTTCCCATGCACACACCCACCACCACAATCAGTGAACGCGCATTGTTCGAGCGATTGAAGAAGCGCCTTGCACTCGAAGGCCTGCACCTCAAAACATGCCGCGAAAACTCGCGCTGGATCAACGACCTTGGCAGGTACTTCGCCACTGACGCGAACAACGCACTGCGTGAGCCCCACATCGATCTAGTGGGGTACGGCACTGAGCTCGGCGTAATCTCAGCCCACGAAGTGTCAATCCAACTCTGAGGCGCTGTTTCGGTCATGGGCGATCGGGCGTGCCATACCTTGATCTGGCGCTGGTACAGCCCCGCTCCAGACCTGCCGATCGGTGAACACCATGCCGCAGCCATCGCAGGCGAACCGCCCGAGGTGGCTCATCGCACCGCCCGGGTCTCGCTCGATCACCTTGCGAAAGCTGGTGGCCCCGCACACATGGCATTTGCTCATGCGTGCAGTCTACTGGCCCTATTTGACGGGAAGCTGTCGGGTGCGACCCTCGCCGCCGCCCTGGGCGCCATTCCCCGGTTTCCGTGGAAACCACGCTGGCAACCATGGCCTGGAAACCTGACCAGCGGGATGCGGCAAAGCTGCGGAGTCCTGGCCCGCCCATGTCCGCCGGCCTGCAGGGCGCCCCTGCGAAGGGTCGCGTTTCAAACGCAAGCCCTTGCCGTGGATCAGATCAGGGCATCACTCGGATTTCAAAGCTGGGTGAAGGGGCGTCCCAAACTGCTGCCCTCGCAGGACACCAAAGAAGCCGACTACATCGGCGTTTGAAACGCGGAAGTGCGGGCCCTAGCCGTGGATACCGGGTGGATACCTGCCGCGGGGCGGGGTTTCGCTGTTACAGGCCTTCCGCCACCCCAGCACCGCAAAGCCACGCATCCAAACTGCCGGCCACGGTCAGGCCGAAGTCACCCCACTGGCCAGGCCTTGCCACGCTCCAGCGAACGAACCAGGCGCGGCGGTGGCCACGGTGGGCCAGAGCAGGCGGCAGGCCGTGCACATCAGCCTGGGTGCAGGCCTCAGCCCACAGCGCGCGCAGTTCGGCCGGCGTCGGGCTGGTGACCTTTCTGGGGGTGATGCACCAGCCATCCAGGCCCAGCAGCACAAGGGGCGCCAGCAGGGTGCAGGAACGGCCCGTGCGGGGCTCCAGCAGCTCGGCCAATTCCTGGGCGGCCCGGTGGTGCTTTCTGAGGGTGCGAGGCGTCATGGGGCTGGATTGTCGGTCCGGTGGTGCGCCGGCGGGTAGGAGCGATACCCAGAATTTGGGTGTAGATCAAAGCGCCGCCCTGGTGGCTCAGTTTTGAGCCGCCAGAACCACCGCCATTGCAACAACATCGCAGTCAGAGGAAACGCCCACCGCGCCAGCGATTCGCCTGACAGCCAGAAGGCTTGTCTGCAGACCGCCGTACCAGGCTTCACCCCTTGATCTGGTGCAGGGCCTGCCGCTGCTCGCGCAGGACGGCCCGAATGGCCTTCAGCTCTGCCTCTACGGCGCGCCAGGGACTGTCCTTGTAGGCATTGCGCGAGGACCGCGCCTTGCCGGCCTCAGTCCGCGGCCCGGTGCTTTCCCGCCACGGCTCCCACAGCTTGATCTTCTCGGCCTGGCGCCGTCGCTGCTCCTGCGTCCAGGTACGTGCTGCCATCGCGTTGGTCCTCCAGGGCTTTTACTTCGTTCGGGGCAATCTGCTTTTCTTCCGTGCGTGTGATGGACAGGGCCTGGGTGCCGTTGTTGATCTGCTGCGCCCCAGTGGTGGTGTTGAGCTGCTTCACGAAGGCCACCTGTCGCGGGTACTTCAGTTCAACCAGCGCTTGAATGGTGGCCCGGCTCTGTGCCTGGGCCTTCAGCGCCAGCCCCATGAACTTCTCAAGGTTCGGCATATGGGTCTGAGCTTGCGCACGCAGCGCAAGGCTGGTGAACATGGTTTGCAGGGCGGTCGCCTGGGCCACAAGCATCTGCTCCATGCCAGACAAGTTCCCGACCTTGACGTCCTTGAAGGTGCTTTTCAGCTCGTCAGCGATGTCGAAGAACTTGGCTTCGTCGTTGATCAGGTCCTTCCCAAATGACTGCACCACGTTGGCGCCATTGAAGGCGGGGGCAAGCATCACGCCCGCCACCAGTTGCGAGAATGTCTTGTCCTTCGGGGCGCCCTTGGGAATTGCCGGCTCTTTTGGCTGGGTTGCTGGCGCGGTCTTGACGATGGCCTTCGCGGCCGGCTTCGCGGTCTTTTTGTTCATGGGTTCCCTCATTGGGTGAGTGAGTCGATGTTGCCGGTCATCTCCAGCGCCAGCACATCCAGCACCAGGGATGCATCGTCTGCGCGGCGCAGGTGGCCCCGGTGCTGCTCGAAGGCCTTGGCAAGTGCCTTTGCTGCTTGGAGCTCCTGGCGCTTTGCCTGTTGGTGGTGGTGTGAGATGTCGAAGTCAGCGCCACCGAAGCCGGTCTGGGCCTTGCGCGCCTTCTGGTATTGACGCTGCACAGCCCCGATGGTCATGCGGCGCTGCCGGGCCGTGAACCAGCGCAGGGCGGCCGCCGTGATCTGGGTTTCAGTCATGGCGGCCCTCCTCCGACGAGTCAATGACGCGCCCGAGCCCGCTGGGCGGTGCGCCACAAAGCCAACGGAACGCCACCACGCCAACAGCGCGCGCAACCGCCTTTTCCTTGGCAATGGCAGCGGGCCCCAAGAACGGTCTCGGCGGGATCTTGTCGGTACCGACCTCCTGCCAGAGCGCCACGTCGTCAACAGACCCAACGACAGCGACCTTCCCTTCTGAAACCACCTCGATGGAGTCGCGCAGCTCGCCGGTTCTCAGCAGGGGATCGTCGGGGGTGAAGCCCTTCGCCAGCCGGTCGTTGACAGTGGACTCGGCCAAGTTGGCCCATGCCGGATATGGACCGACGCCATCCTGGTACTCACCGATGCGCGCCTTGGCATCGTGTTGGATGACCTTGGCGCCAGCTTTGACCGCAACGTTCATGGCAACCGGCGCCACCGCAGCGGTCCTGGCCAAGTGCTTGGCAAATGCGCCAAGGGAGTTGAACTCTTTCATGATCAAACCTCCGTTGTTTCAATCAAGGACAAGCACCAAGCCATTGGCGCGCATTGCGGCAGCCATGCCCTCGTCTCCACCATCGACAATGTCCACCACTCTGTGGGCGTAGTCGTAGGCCGACTCATCCGGCCGGCGACCGACGCCCAAAAGGCGAACCGCGGCCTTCTCGAACTTGGAGAAGGCCGCCTCCCGTGTCTGCTCAAGGGTCTCGGTGGCGGAAAGGCCGAAAGTGAAGGCGTCTGGATGGGTGGGATTGGCGATCAGGGTGCAGGCGACGACGCTGCAGAACTCACGCTGCTTGCGGAGATGGGCCAGAAGGTCGTTCATGGCCAGGAAGAAGGCGACCAGGTCGGCACCGGTGCGTTTACGAAGCTTTGCCATGGTGTGCCTCAGTCAAGTTTCATGTTCATGGTTACGGGAGCAATTCCTGTGTCAAACCTCCCGCCATAGTTCGGCGCCAGTAGCGCTTTGCCCTGTTCCTTCGAGATCATTTGAGCCAGCTCCCGGCCCCCTTGATTTGTCAGTACGAGGCGGACGGTGTGTGTCGAAGTGGTATGCCCATGCGCACCCGTAGGTTCTCCTGATGCTGCGGATTGATTTCTCCCGGGCGCGGCTCCGTAGACCTCGGACTTGCTCCGCTGAAGCTGGTGTGGAGTCGCAACGGGATTGATGACGACAGGCCGTTGAGAGAGATTCGGTACTCCATCAATTACCCCAGCAGGGCCCCAGGAACCGCCGCCATTGCCATCGGGCACCCAGCTTTGGAACCCCAGGCCACGCCCCAGTGCTCGAGTGTTGCTGACCCAGTCACCACCACGGCCGGACTGGTTGGGTTGCCAGTGCTGGCCCTCGTGGGGTTGGTTGTCCTTCTGGCGATCGGGGGTGAACAGGTTGCTGCTGTTGAACCAATCCATGAAACCGTGGATGTTGCGAAGCAGGCCTGACCCAGCTTTGAGCACCTCGCTGAACATAGGCAGTGACACTGTGCCGAAGTCGGTCTTGAACTCCTTCCATGCGGCGTTGAACTCCACCTCGCGGCCACTGAGGGACTCCCGGGCCACATTGATGGACTCGACGATCCCCTTGAATTTTTCCACTGCCTCCATCGACTTTTGCAGCACGGGATACTGCCGATCGACCAGAGAGAAGAGTTTTCCACCAGTCCCGCCCAGGATCACCGCGTTGTACCGGGCCCGCTCCTCAGCGGACAGGTTCATGCGTTGATAGATTGGCAACAGGCGCTTTTCGTACCAGTCGATGAAGTTCGTGTTGAACTCCCCGGCTGTGGAGAAGGGGTTTTCCTTGAACTGCTTGATGCCGCCGTTCTTGTTCCACTCGATCTTGGTTTTGTCCCAAATGCCGGTGTCGGCCAGCAGGTGGGCCACTTGATTCGGAAGCTTGATCACGCCCGACAGGCGCTTGAAGGCCGTGTACAGGCCATCCCCCATCGCCCCACCTTTCATCTCGCCCAGCAGGGGCTCAGCGCCGGCCAGGGCCTGCGCCGACTGGAACTGTCCAGAAACGCCAGCCTTCGACGCGAACTGACGGAGCTGTTCCCAATTGACGTTGCCGCCACTGGACTGGGTGAGCTTCCAACCGAAATCCGCCAGACGATTGAACTCTGTCGCGCTCTGCAGGCCACCGCTCATGTCGACCCATCGGAGCATGGCCAGACTTGAAGTCCGCATCCGAGCCTTGGACTCCTCGTCAAGCGACTCGGTCAGCGCGTGGATCTTCGCCAGGGTTGGCGCCGCCAGTTTGGCGCCTTCAAGGGCTGAGCTGTCATTGTGACCAGACTCGCGGAAAGTGCCCTGAGCCTCACGGAAGAACCGCATGTTTTCCGTTTGATAGGAACCGAATACCTGCATCCCGCGAACGAATTTGAAGGCCTCGTTGTTGAGTTGCTCTCCCAGGTTGAACAACTTGAAGCGCTGCTTCTCGGTGTCGAGGTCTTTCGCGCTCTCGTACAGGGCATGGGTGCCCCATACCGCGGCGCCGGCTGCGGCCAGGGGCCAGAGGCCCCTACCCATCGACATTCCGATGGCGCCCATCCCAAGCCCATTGGGGCCCAGATGCACAGCTCCACCATGGAGGTGAGGGCCACCAACTGCGCGCCCTGCCGCGCCAAGGGCGGCGGCACCTGGGTAGCCGATACCTTGCAGGTTCATCGCGCGAACTGCTGCCAGGTTCTTTTCGAGGCGCGCGGCACTCAGGACGGAGCCGTCCAGCGCCTTCTCTGCGGCCTTTGCCGCTGTCGTGACGCTCTTCAGTCCGCCCGTTTCGAACTTGAGTTTGTCGAGGTTCCGGCCCAGGGTCTGCGCGAGACCATCGACCCGCATGAGGTGCTCGCCAAGGAGACCGAGTGCAGGAGTGACATGGTCATTCAGGCGCAGGGTGATCCCGATTCTGAAAGCTTCAAACATGGATGTGCTCCTTTTCAGCCGCGGCGGGCCCAGATCAGTTGACGGCCATTCACCCAGGCGTCGTTTCCGACGTTGTCGAAGAGCAGTTCACCCAACCCCCAGGGTGGGACGTACGCGCCAGCCGCATGGGCCAGCGCTCTGACATGCAAGGCTTCCGCCAAGAGGCCAGTGCATTTGACGGTGTAGGCGTTCAGCGCCTCTTCAAACAGCCTGGTGCGCTCGGCGGCCGCGGCCTCTTCAGCCTGCCGCACCTCGGCACGGCAGCGCTCCTCGTACGAGGACAGCGCGGCCGCGTGGGTGGCCACCGCTTCGCGCGCTTCCTCAGCAGTTTCTCGCTCAGCCACCAAGGCGTTCCGCAGAGCTACCGGGTCGACTTCAGCGATCGAGGCGCGGCACCGATCTGCTTCAACCTGGGCTGCGCGGGCCTTGAGTTCGGCGGCCTGAGCGTGTGACGCCAAGCGGCGGATGCGCTGGGTCTCAACGTCCTGGGACTCAGCTGGTTTGATCGCAGATGCAAGCATGGTGAAAAGGGTGTTCATTGGGTTTTCCTTCGTGGTCTGGTTGTGTGCAGCCCGGTGGGCGCCATGGTTCAACCTGGGGATTGATGGGTTTGCAGACTTGGGATGAGCTGTCAAGCCGGCGGCCCGCTGGTGTCGCCGCCGGAGCGCACGCCGCCATGGGTGTGGTTCTTCAGGCTCTTGCCGCCGCCAATGACGTCGGTGCTGGCCGTCACGGTGCCGGTCACGTTGACGTCGCCGGTGTGGTTCCAAGTGGGGGCGCTGCTGGTCAGCGCGCCCTGGGACACCAGCTTGACCGTCCCGTCGTTGTTGAAGCGCAGCAGAGAGCCGCTCGCGTGCTGGATCAGGATCTCGCCCGACTGCAGGGCAGGCCTGGGCGGAACGTGTTCAAGGTCAAAGACCAGCGACACCACGACACCCGAGCTGAAATCACCTTCAGGAAACAGCACGATGGCCTGATCCCCGATCTTGGGCGCCACCATCACGCCCCAATTGCTGCCGGCGCCAATGGTGCCCAGCGGCATCCAGGCGCTCAGCACGCCCTCGGGCTGGATCAGCACCCGGATTGAGTGCAGTTCTGGGTCGTAGTTCTCAACCCTGGCGAAGCGCGGCAGCGAGATACTGTTGCCCGGCGTCTGCCCGTGCCGGCGCATGGCCTCGGCCAAAAGATGGTGTTCCATGGCGTGGTCCTCAAATGAGCTGGGGTTGCTCGGGCATCGTGGCCGTGGGTGCCGGCGCCCTCGCGTGGACCGCCTGGCAGCCAATGGATGAAGTGGTGGACTCCGGCTCGAAGTCGGCGAGGAACTCGTTCAGCATCGTCAGGATGTCGCGCACCTTGACCATCTCTTCGAGGTTGATTCGGTCGGCGCTCGACTCCGCGT